TATAAAGGCTATAAGCAATTGCAATGATTCCCAAGAAACCAAAGTATACATTATCCTTTAAACTCTTCAGATAAATGCCAATTATTATAAAGAGAAAGGTATTGATCAAAATGACTAATCTTTTATTTTCTATCTTGCCTATTTTAAGTACCAATAGTCTAATAATAAGTATCGATGGAGAGAATAAAACGGCAATTATTATAAGTAAAATATTTTTTCTGCTAATTAAATTAGCTTTAATGTCTTTTTGGGATTCTTTTTCAATATTCATCTCTTTAAATAATAGTTCCAGTGAAACATTATCAGGTTCACTTTTTCCTAATTCCCATTTAGAAATCGTCTGACGAGTAACAAATACTTTATCTGCAAGTTCTTGCTGAGTCATACCTGTTTTAGTTCTATATTCTTTAATCAACGTAGCAATGTCCATTTTAATACCCCTAGCTTATTTCTATTCTTCGATAAAAGGCTCTATCAACAAAATTGCTATTAATATTATATAGAGAGGAAGTTTATAAATAAAGTAAGTAGCAACGAGTAATAGAAACAATAACATTCTCGTAACCCACGGATATTTGTTTGATAAACTGACCAATAAATTAACTAAAGGTTTCAGTATCAACCCCATTAATCCAAAAGCAAGCACCCATATAAAATTAGTTTTGTTTTTCTTAATAAATTGTAACATTAAGAATACCTCCTCAGATTTGTTACTTTAAATTTATCAAGACCCATGACTAAAAGCACGCAACGAATAGTAAAATATGCGCAACGTCCTTAGAAACTAGGATGCAACGCTCCAAGTCATTACGCAACGAGGAGAATATTACCTCTTAAAAGTACGAAATGGCAGTACATTAGAATCTAAAGACAGTGAAATTTTATAATAATTAAGCTGTACTATTTTAAAGTCTATATTTTCATAAACTTTTGTTTGTCTTCGAGACCAAAACGTTGGACTACGACCTTCATATTTTTGAAGCTTCTACTTTTGTAGTTACACTTTCATTAACTTTAATCATCTTTATTACGTTTCCATCAATCTTATAATTAACTTCAAAACCTGTTGGTCTTCTCTATGCACCTTACCCCTGCATCCTCCTATACTCCTTCGACTTCTCGCCATACCAGTCCTTAGCTGAGTAGCCAAACTGCTCTCTATATCGCTCGGAGTATTTGAAGAGGTAATTCTACTGTTATTGGTTAGAATAAGCAAACCTCTTGAAAATAAAGGGTTTGTAACTGCTAATTCATATTCTAATTTCAATTTGCTTACCTTTTTGCTTACTTTTAGATAGATTTTAGTGCTTGCTCATAAAATGACGTCGCTTTTTTAGCGTTCTCTTTTGATAAGTGACTGTAAGTGTCCATAGTCATTGAAAGAGTAGAATGTCCTAGGCGGTGTTGTAACTCCTTATAAGGAATACCCGAATTAAGGAGCAAACTAGCATGAGTATGTCGAAAACCGTGGAAGCCTATATTATTTACCCCTGCTTTTTTAAAATGCGTCCTAAGTCGTCTCGCTACTGCTTTATAACTTGGATAGGCTTTGATGAAATCAGAGAATACCACTGTTTCAGTCCTACCTAGTTTCCAAGCCTCTTGAGTTTGCTTGCGTTGGTATCTTTTCATCATGGTTGCGGTTTTCTGATCTATGTCGATATCTCGGTAACCAGATTTTGATTTCGGACTGTTTAACTTCATTTCACAATTTAAAGTCTTTGTTATATGCACAACAGAGTTATCAAGGTCAACATCAGACCATGAGAGAGCTAGAGCCTCATTGATGCGGCAACCCGTAGCAAGTAAGAATTTATATAGCGTGATATCATAATAATTTTTATATTCAGTGTTATCCAAGCTATCAAGGTAGGTAAGAAACTGTTTTAGCTCATCATTATTGAAATGCTTAACTTTGGCTTTCTTATCCTTTTGAGTGTTTCGAGGTAAAACAACATTATTGGCTGGGTTTGTGGGAATAACTTGTAAAATCACTCCATACTGTAATATACGTTTGTTAAGGGTGTGAATTTTGTCGTAATGAAGATAAGCACCAACTTCACCAGTGTTTGTACTATTTGCCAGTTTATTCATAACAGATTGAATGAGTGGGGTTGTCAGTTTATCCAGTTTAAACTCACCAAACAATGGTAAAACATGATTGTTTAAGAGTCCTTTTTGAGTGATTCTTGTATTAGCTTTAACTGTATTTTTGTAGCTATCCCACCATGAAATAGCTAACTCCTCGTATGTTTCGATTGTAACTTCTTTATAGCGTGTTGATCCATTAGCTTTAAAATCAAATTGGGCTTGTTGAGCTTTGGTTTTGAGTTCTTTCTTTGTCCTAGCAGTGACTTTAGTTGTTACTTTCTTGCCAGTGACTGCATCAACGCCAAGATATACATTAGCACGATAGACGGTTGACCCGTCTTTTTTCTTTATCTCGTTAATCTTCATAATGATAAACCTTTCTAAACATCAGCAGGCAAGCCGTAATAAAGTTTTTAGAGTGGTTTATATGTTTAAGAGATAGTGTTATATCAGTCATTACAATTTCGTTTCTTCGTTTTGCGAAGAATTAAACAATGAGCGAACAAAGAATAAAGCTCGAGTGAAGCTAGAGAAAGCAAACTAGATTAGTTATTCTTGTTAACCTCGTTTACCTTAGCTAACGCTTGAATTAAGTCAGTAGTCAGTCGATTAAGTTGTTCGCTGGAAAGCTTAACAAGGCTTTCGGTAGAAATTTTACTTAATTCTGAAAGTTTCTCATTGACACTAGCTATTTGAACCTCAAGATCTCCAAATTGCTCCTTTATATATTTTTGCCTTTCCTCTTTGGGCAACTTCATGAGTTCTGCATCGCTTAAAGCAGGCTTACGGGGAGTGATTTTTACTGGTTTAACATCTTCTGGATTAAGATGCATTCTATCCCAAGCTAACGCTAGATAATGTTGAGTTAGTTCTGGGTGTTTTTTTATATCTTCTTTTTCAGATTTACTTAGGTGTTGATCTAAGTCTTTTGCTAAATCATCTAAAGCGCCTAAAGGATTATCACTATAACCTAGCAAATACGGAACATCTACACCGAAATAATCGGCCAAAAGCTGCGCCTTATCGGGTTTAATCTGATTAACTCCATTTTCCCAGTTTTGTATAGTTCTATAAGATACACCAACTTCTTTGGCTAGTTCCCCTTGAGACAACCCCACTTCTTTTCTTAGCGATTTAAGTCGGTTTTCATGTATGTTTTTAATCTTTTCCATATTGAAATTATATCACACACCGAAAAAATGTACATGGTTTCGCTGCAAAATGATTGACTACGAAAAAATAAAGTGCTATTATTACCATACACCGAAAAAAGGTGCAAAAAAATCAAGGAGGAAATCTATGAAAAACAATCTACGGGTTCTACTAGCTAAGAAACGTTTAAAAGTGTCTGATCTAGCAAAAGGAACGGGAATAGCAAAATCAACGCTTACCGCCCTTTACTATGAACGTACAAAACGCCCAGATATTACCACGCTGCAAAAAGTGGCTAACTTTCTAAATGTTACCATTGATGAACTTTTGAACGTGGAAGAATAAGGGCAACAAAAAAAGCCTACGACAGCGACCAAACTAACGAGGCTTTTACCACAACAACTAAAAAGAAATTACAGCAGGCAAGCCGTAATAAGGTTTTTAGTATCTGTATTTGATACCTCAATTATATCATAGATTGCTGGTATCGTGTACCCCTACTTAGAGGCCACCTCTTAAAAATGGATAAAGCATCACAGAAAAATCTATACCACTAAAAAAAATGAATTGAGGTAATAACATGACAAAGAAAACAGAAAAAAAGAACACTATCACAGTCGCACAAAGCAACAAGCTAGGTCTTGAATTGCATGACATCATGACTGGTATGCAAGGCCTACGCAGCCAAGCTAATCTCTTTATGATTGCGAAAAATACTGGAGCAGATAATGGGGTGTTACGCCATGAAATGGATAAGTTTTTAGAACATGTCTATGACATGGTAGAAATTTACTCCCGCGACCTAGACAAAATCGCTTTTTATCTGCTCGAGTGTGACAATCCAGCGGAGTTGCGAGCATACGAGGCAGAGGAAAGGGGAGAGTAAATCATGGCCACAGAATTAAATTTATCTGCTACCCAGTTTATTATCCTAGTCATCGTTTTAACGCTAGCTCTTGCTGCTTTATGGCTCAAGAAAAGCTATATTCAGCTTGATATAGAGCCTAAAACTGATACCGTGACAGATAACACTACGCACAAAGAAAGTACACACTACGGGGCTTATATTCAAGCTCAAGGCAATTATTACAACTAAGGAGAATAACCATGAAATTCAAAATATTCAGCGACAATGCTAAATCATTCACTTTCAAACATGAGTTTGAAACTATGGATCATGCCAATGTATCATCCACCGCTATCCTCGGTTATATGGCCGGAACGTATGAACAACCCACAATAGATATCACAATCGGCGGGAACGGGGCTAACAACACCTATACAATGGTTGTTAAGTATGTAGAAGATGAAGACCTTACAAAGGTGTTTAACCGTATTTGTGAGAGCTTTGAGAGCTATTCAAAGGGTTATGCTGAGGAAGCCTAAACATGTATCAAGACAGAAAGAAAGGGGCAACTTATTGAAAAAATTGAAATTAAATAATTACGAACTAGCGGTTTTATCAACTCTAAAGAAAGGCCGTCCTAATGCTACGACTGGTGGAGAAATTGCCACTATTACCAAAATCCCCCCCAGAGAGGTGTACCAAGCCATTCATAACCTATCCACCGAGCATAAAGTTCCTATCATTGGTGAAAGAAGCGGTATGCGTAGAGGTTATTTCATTGCTGAGACTAAAGAAGAACTATTAATCGGTCTTAAACCTCTTGAAAGTCAAGTCAGACGAGAATTAAAACGGCTTACCTCTTTAGTAGCTATTGAAGACTTGACCGAATATGAAACATTGCTAGAAAGGGGACAATATGCACGTTTTAAGCGATGAATACCAGTACGAACTAGCTCAAGGCGTTGTCAGTATCGTAGAAAACGCCATTAAAGCCCGTTCTAAGTATGATAATAAACAGTTAGGGCTAATGACTGCCCAGCAAGCTATGGATGAACTAGGTCTTAAATATAATACTCTAAGACGTTGGGAGGAAGCAGGGCTTAAACGCTACCACCCCCCCGTAGAGGATAGCCGCAAAGTGTATTATCGTATCAGTGACATTTTGGCATTTTTGGGGGTGGAAAATGGCTAAGGCTAAAACGAAGACTAAAGTTTATTTTTGGCTCAAATTTGATAAAAAGTTCTTTGATAACTTATTTATCAAACGTCTAAAAAGTGTGAATGGCGGTTATGCTATGACCGTGATCTATATTAGACTCATGCTTGAAAGCCTAGAAACTGATTGCATCTTGTATTATGAGGGTTACTTTGACAACTTAATTCAAGAGTTAGCGCTAAAGTTGGACGTTAGCGAGGACGATATTAGCATGACAATGTCTTACTTTACAAAATGCGGTCTTATCCAAATTGACACAGACGGAAATGCTAAGTTCCCACAAGCTGAGGCCTTACTTGAACAAGAAACAAACTGGGCACAATATAAGCGAAAAGATCGTAAAGTTGGACAAATTCCAACCAATTTGGACAATGTCCAACGAGTGTCCAACCAGTGTCCACCAGAGATAGAGATAGAGAAAGAGATAGAGTTAGAAAAAGAGGTAGAGGTAGAAGAAAAAACCACCACTACCACCGCCCCTGTTTTTAGCCAAGAGTTTATCAATCTCTATAATAGCTTTGAACAAGAAAGCGGGCGACCTTTATCAGCTATTCAGCAACAAGAATTAGGCTATATGCTAGATGAGTTTAACGCTGACTTGATCCATGAGGCACTAAAAGAAGCTGTCAACCAAGGCAAGGTAAACTTTGCATATATCAAGGCCATTCTTGCACGCTGGAAGCAAGATAACTTGCTAACCGTTGACTTAGTTCGCAACTCAAAAGCGAACCGCAACAAAAAGGCAGAGGAAGACACGCTAACAAGTAACTTTCCACCACTGCCATTTTAAAGGGGGTATCTATGACTAAAGAAACAGAGACGGCTATTGAAAAGCCTGATTATCTTGCAATGGCTAAAAGAGTGGTGACACTGGATGAGGTTTGTCCCGTCCACAACGTCCATTATCTGCAGCTTAATAAAGCGGTTTTAATTGCAGGCGAGAATAAACCTCGACAGCCAAAGCCTTATTGTCCTGTTTGTGTCAAAGAGGGCATTTCTCAAAAGGAACTGTCCGAGATTGAGAAAAGCCAAAA